GCGGCTGCTGGACTGAATCCGATGCTTGCTTATAGCCAGGGAGGGGGTTCTCCCCCTTCTGGCCAGCAGGCTCAGGTTCAGGATACGATTACTCCGGCTGTTGAGTCGTTTAATCGTACTAGGGCGACTGCTTCTCAGGCTTCTGTGCAGAGCGCCCAGGTTGCCAATATTGAGGCAGATACTGAGAACAAGAAGGCGTCAGCCGATTTAATTGCAGCTCAGGCTGCTCATCAGTGGTCGTCTGCTGGTCATGCCAATATGCAGACGAATGTTGCTTATCAGGTTGCTAAGAAGACGGAGCAGGAACTTGTTAATTTACAAACTGACAACGAGCGTGTTAAGCGCGTTATTGATAATCTTCGTGTTGAATATGATAATTTGATTAAGCAGGGATACAATCTTACTGAGATTGGTAACCAACTGCGTATGACTGTTAGTAAGATGGAGGCTGAGATTCCTTTAATTAGGAATCAAAGTTTTAAGAATGAGATGGAAGGCGCTTTAGCTGCTATGGATAAGGCTGCTGCTGAGAAGTTTGATAATTTTGGTCGTGAAGCTCAGCAGATGAAGCCTGTTATTGATTTGCTAAAGCATATTTTTAGATTTAAGAGTCGTTGAGGTTATTTATGAGTGTTCCTTTTCTTCGTTCTGCGTATAACTATGATCGGGATCTTGCTTCTGTTGAGACATCTTTGGTTTGCGAGGATGAATCGCTTGCGATCCAGTCCGCTGCTGAAGAAGCCGACATCAATACGATTGTTCGGCGTTTTGGTTTGACGGGCCAGCTGCCCGACCAGGTCGCGATGCCGCGGTCTGGAGATTTTACGGGTGTGCCCGATTTTCATTCCGCTATGAATTTGATTCGTACTACGCAAGAGGAATTTTTGCGTGTGCCAGCGCAGATTCGTGCGCGTTTTGAGAATGATCCCCAGCGCTTTATGGAGTTTTTGGAGGATGAAGGGAACCGGGAAGAGGCCCACAAAATGGGTCTTTTGAAGTCGGTTCCCGTTGAAGCAGCGTCGGGTACCCCCGATGCTGCCGCGCCGTCTAAGGCGCAATGAAGTGCCCCTTTGGGGCTAACTTTGCTAATTTAACTATAAATGGAGTTTGTATGATTCAAGTTATTGTTTCTGTTAAGGATACGGCGGCCCAGGCGTTTGGCCGTCCGGTTTTTGTTCCTACTACGGCTGTTGCCGTTCGTTCGTTTAGGGATGAGATTAATCGCCCTGACTCTAAGGAGGATATGGCGCAGCATCCCTCCGATTTCGAGCTCTACGAGCTCGGTTCGTTCGATGACTCCAACGGGGTCATCGAGGTGATTGAGCCGCGCCTGGTTGCGCGTGCGAAGGACTTGCAGGATTCGAAGTGATCCTGTAAAGTCGTTGCCTAGACCAGTCTTCCACTTGATGTAACTGGTCTAGGTGACACCTCTCTAGGAGGTGTCTTTTACAAACCGCAAAGGAGTGAACATCGTGAAACCTGTCTATCGACGCTCAGTGAACAAGCAGGCCTCTGCTAAGAGTTTTGGACGCGATACGCGTACTGTGGCTGCTGCCAACGTTCGGTCTAACCCGATGCGTGGTGGTTGGCGTCTGTAATGCCGTGCTACCATCCAATGCCCGCCGTGCGGATGTCGGATGGGTCGGTTCGGTTTGTGAGTAGGTCCAAGCGTGGAGCACAGGATTCCCTTGAATTGCCGTGTGGTCAGTGTGTTGGGTGTCGTCTTGAACGGAGCCGCCAGTGGGCGATGCGTTGTCTACATGAAGCGTCCCTACATCAAGATAATGCCTTCATTACGCTTACCTACTCTGATTCCAACCTCCCCCGAGGTGGATCTTTAGATTATTCTGATTTTCAGAATTTTATGAAACGTTTACGCAAACGCGTTGGCACGAAAGTGCGTTTCTATTGTGGGGGTGAGTATGGTCAGGAGCAAATGCGTCCGCATTTCCATGCCTGTTTATTTGGATATGATTTCCCGGACAAGCTTTATTATAAGAAGACTGAGTCGGGTGAATCGATTTATACGTCCAAGTTGTTGGAGTCTTTATGGCCGCTAGGCCTGTCGAGCATTGGTAGCGTGACGTTTCAGTCCGCTGCGTATATTGCTCGGTATTGTGTTCAGAAGGTGACTGGAGACCTGGCTGAAGCACATTATCGTGTGGTGACTGAGGATGGCGAGATTATTGATCGTGTGCCTGAGTTTAATCACATGTCTTTGAAGCCCGGTATTGGTAAGCCGTGGCTTGAGAAGTTTCGTACGGATGTTTTTCCTCGTGATTACGTCGTTGTCAACGGCGTTAAGACTAAGCCGCCTAAGTATTACGATCGGCTTTTTGAGAAGGAAGATCCTGGTTCGTTTTCTGAGATTGTTGCCCAGCGTGAGCTGGATGGCTATTCGCAGAGGTTGCTAGGAGAGCAGACAGATGCTCGCTTAGCTGTTAAAGAGCAAGTAACACTTGCTCGTAATTCCATGTTGAAAAGGAGTTTTCAGTAATGATGATGCATAAGAATGCTTCGGTGGATCCCCACCGTTTCGCTATGATTCCTAAGGCCGAGATCCCTCGTGCTGCTTTTGATCGCCAGTTTACTCATAAGACTACTTTTGATGCTGGCTATTTGGTTCCGGTGTATGTGGACGAAGTCCTACCCGGTGATACTTTTAATTTGAAGATGACTGCTTTTGCTCGGATGGCTACGCCGCTGTTCCCGACAATGGATAATCTTTATATTGATTCGTTTTTCTTTTTTGTTCCCAATCGTTTGATCTGGAACAATTGGCAGAAGTTTATGGGTGAGCAGGTTAATCCTGGTGACTCTATTTCGTATGTTGTACCGCAGCAGGTTTCCCCAACGGGTGGCTATGCTGTCGGTTCGTTGCAGGACTATATGGGACTGCCTACTGTCGGCCAGGTCGGTGCTGGCCGCACTGTTACGCATGCTGCGTTTTGGACTCGTGCTTACAATTTGATTTGGAACGAGTGGTTCCGGGATCAGAATCTGCAGAATTCTGTCGTGGTTGATAAGGGCGATGGCCCTGATACTGTCGCTAATTACACGCTGCTTCGCCGTGGTAAGCGACATGATTACTTTACGTCGGCCCTTCCCTGGCCGCAGAAGGGTACGGCTGTTTCTTTGCCGCTTGGTACTTCGGCCCCTGTTTATGGTACTGGTAAGACGTTAGGTCTTACAGATGGTACTAATAATGGTGGTATGTATATTGTTAACTCTAATAGCCGTATGACAGCTGCTACTGGTGGTTACAATATTAACAATGGTGCGGCAGTAAGCGGTAGTTTGTTAAACACTGATGTAGGCTTAGGCGTTGTTACATCTGGAGTGAGTGGACTATATGCTGATCTTTCAGCAGCTACGGCTGCTACGATCAATCAGTTGCGTCAATCGTTTCAGATTCAGAAGTTGCTTGAGCGTGATGCTCGTGGTGGCACTCGTTATACTGAAATCGTTCGCGCTCACTTTGGTGTTATTTCTCCGGATGCACGTTTGCAACGTCCGGAGTATTTGGGCGGCGGTAGCTCGCCTATTATTATTAATCCTATTGCTCAGACTTCGGGTACGGGTGCGTCTGGTCAGAGTACTCCGTTAGCTAGTTTGGCTGCTATTGGTACTGGTTTGGCCCGGGGCCACGGTTTTACGCAGTCTTTTACTGAGCATGGTGTTGTTATTGGTCTTGTTTCGGTTCGCGCTGACTTGACTTACCAGCAGGGTCTGCCGCGTATGTGGTCTAGATCTACTCGTTATGACTTTTATTTCCCTGCATTTGCAATGCTGGGTGAGCAGAGTGTCTTGAACAAGGAGATTTATGTTACCGGAGATACGGCCCAGGATAATAACGTTTTTGGTTATCAAGAGCGATGGGCAGAATATCGTTACAAGCCGTCGCAGATATCTGGCCTATTCAAGTCTACATCTGCGGGTACCATTGATCCTTGGCACTTGGCTCAGCGCTTTACGTCTTTGCCGACGTTGAACAGTACGTTTATTCAGGAGAATCCTCCTGTGTCGCGTGTTGTCGCGGTTGGTGCGTCGGCTAACGGTCAGCAGTTTTTGCTGGATACGTTTTTTGATTGTAAGACCGCTCGTCCGATGCCGCTGTATTCGGTGCCTGGTCTGATCGACCATTTCTGATGGAGGTCGTATGGGTCTTTTTGATGGCATTGGTTCTGCTCTTGCTTCTGGTTTTGCGTCGTTGGTCGGCGGTGAGCGCCGCAATACGGCTCAGGCTGAACAGGCAGAAGCAGCCAATGCTTTTTCTGCGCAGCAGTTTGCCACTCGGTACCAGACTACGGTTAAGGATATGGCGGCTGCTGGACTGAATCCGATGCTTGCTTATAGCCAGGGAGGGGGTTCTCCCCCTTCTGGCCAGCAGGCTCAGGTTCAGGATACGATTACTCCGGCTGTTGAGTCGTTTAATCGTACTAGG